CGTCTCGCATAATGCCGGCGACGGTCGTCGATCACATCGTGCCGCACCGTGGCGACATGCGCCTTTTCTGGGATCAATCGAACTGGCAAGCGATGTCGAAGCCGTGTCACGACCGAAAGACGGCCCGCGAGAACGGGGGGTTCGGTAACTTCCCGGCCGGCAACCGCTCTAGCAAATAGCACACCATGTTCGCCGCCGCACCTAGCCGGGTTGCTTTCGAAAATCGGCCCGTGGACGGCTCGCCGTTGGCGACGCATCAAATCTCGTCCGAGCCGGCACGAGCCTCTCAGGCGGCCCGATTCGGGCCTCGCCGGGGCGTTTCCGGGCCGGCATGGGGGGCCGAATCCCTACGGGTTTGCCCGCCCCGACCGCGCGCAGGGTCGAATTTTTGCCGCCGCGAAAAACACGCCCCCCCTCGACGGCGTTTCACATGAAACGAGCCAAGTCGCCCGCGTGGCCCGCCGATCATGTTGAGCGGTGGCCCCTCGAAAGGCTCATGCCGTACGCGCGCAACTCGCGCACGCATAGCGCTGCGCAGATTGCCGAACTCGCGGCCTCGATGCGCGAATGGGGATGGACAAATCCCGTGCTGGTGGACGAAGACGGCACGATCATCGCCGGGCATGGGCGCGTGCTCGCGGCGACCGTGCTCGGATGGACCGAGGCGCCGGTAATGATCGCCCACGGGTGGACCGACGCGCAGAAACGCGCCTACCGGATCGCCGATAACAAGCTGGCCGAACATGCCGGATGGGAGCGCGAACTCTTGATGCTGGAAATCCGCGAGTTGCAGGCCGCCGATTTCGACGTGCATCTAACCGGCTTCACCGATGACGAGCTACGCGCGCTCGCGATCGACGAGACGCCGGAGAATATCGAAGACGTGTCGCCGGAGTTGCCGGGCGCGCATGCGTTGAAAGACGACATGGCGTTCGAAAGCGCGTTGCCGTGGAACATACCGGAGCTACGCCCCGACATGCTCGGCGACATACCGGCGCGGCTCGACTCGTGGGCCGGGCGCGACGCGACGCCCGACGACGGCCAATCGTTTTGGTTGTGGCAATGGCGTAGCGACTCGCTTCGCGGCGTGCCTCACGACCGGCTCATGATCGGCTTCTACACGGACGACGCCCGTTTCGAGTGCCTATGGGAGCGGCCTAGCGAGTATGTCTCGCGCATGCTGAACCTTGGGTGCCGCATCGCACTGTCGCCTAACTATTCCCTGTGGGCGAATCAGGCTCTAGCCGTGCAACTGTGGAACACGTACCGCAGTCGGTGGATAGGTCGCTACTGCCAGGAAGCGGGGATGGCTGTCATCCCTGACGTCAATTGGTCGTCGGCGGCAAGTTACGACTTCTGTTTTCTCGGCATCCCGACCGGGGCGCCGGCCATATCGGTGCAATTGCAAACGCTCAACGAGCCGGCGGAAATCGACGCGGCGCGGCGCGGCCTTGCGCTCGCGCTCGACCGGTTGAAACCGCAACGCGTGTTGGTGTACGGCTTCACGTCGGCCCGTCAAATCGTCGAATCGCTCGGCATTGCCGATCGAACCGTGTTCGTAGAGAACCGCGTCGCCAAGCGGCGGCGAGTTATGGAGGATTCAAACCATGTCACGCAATGAAATCACGGGCGCGCTCGTCGATGAACTGTACGGGTGCGGCGGCGGCGGCGGCGCGACCAGCTCGAAGAAAGGCGGCACGGGCAAATTCGCCAAATTCGACAAGCGCGGCAACCGGATCATGAACGGCGGGCGCGGCGCGGCGCCGAAAAAGAGCGCGGCGGCAGCGAAGAAAACCGCCTCGCGATCGAGCGCGCCGGCCAAAAAGGCGGCGGCGAAGAAGGCGACGCGGCGGCGCTAACGCACGAGACGCAGGACGCGCCAATGTTGCCGCTGATACTCGCAAAGCGCGATCGGTCGATCGTAGTTCGGATCGTGTACGACGCCGCTTTCGAGCGCGACCCAATGGCCGAAACGCCAGGACGGCCGGCCGATGATCGCGGCGCACGCGGCGCGCGGCAGTCTTGCGCATGCCAAAACCGGATGCCGGCCGCATCGCGCTTGCGCCCAATGTCGGCCGGTCAACTCGTCAAGCATCGCGACGACCTCGCGCACATAAAGGCCGTGCTCGGTTGCGGCCGGAAAGGCGCGCGTTACGTCGCGATAGCGACAACCGGCGAGCATCGCGACGACCGCGACGCCGCAATCCGCTTCGTGAAACTGTCGAACATGGCGCATGCAAGCGAGGTTAGGAAATGCGAGGCAGAAAGCCAACGCCCACGGCGCTAAAACTTGTCCGGGGCAATCCGGGTAAGCGCCCGGTCAACGACGCCGAACCGACGCCGCCGGCCTCGCCCGATCTCGAATGCCCCGATTGGTTATCGGCCCCGGCGCGCGAACACTGGCCGGCAATCGCAGAGCAATTGCGCGCGGCCGGCCTGCTCTCTGACATCGACCATGCGGCCCTGGGTCTGTATTGCGAGGCGTTCGCGCGGTGGAAAGACGCCAACGAAAAGGTCGTGAAGCTCGGCGCAGTCGTCAAGAGCGCGCACGGCTACCCGATACCCTCGCCGTATCTACAGGTCGCGAATCAGGCGTATGCGCAACTTACGCGCATGCTCGCCGAGTTCGGCATGACGCCATCGAGCCGGTCGCGCGTGAGTGCGAAGAAGCCCGACCCAGCGGCGCAATACGCGAAATTCGTTCGGAAAGGGTGAGTTTGCGAAATTGCGAAATTTCGCAAGTTGCCTATGCGTCATCCGCACGTAACGGCCGCGAACTACTACGCGCGGGCCGTCATCGGCGGCGGGGTTCCCGCCTGCAAATGGGTGCAACGCGCTTGCGCGCGCCATTTGGACGACTTGAAAGCGGCGCGCGCGAAGGATTCGCCCTACTACTTCGACCAGGAAGCAGCCGAGCGGGCGTGCGAGTTCATCGAACTGTTGCCGCACACAAAGGGCAAGTGGGCCAAGCGCGGGGAATTGATCCACCTGGAGGCGTGGGAGTGTTTCATCCTCGCTTGCGTGTTCGGGTGGAAACGCCGAAAGAACGGCATGCGGCGTTTTCGCGAGCTATACGCCGAGCTACCGCGTAAGAACGGCAAAAGCCAATTCGGCGCCGGCATCGGGCTTTACATGCTCATTGCCGACGACGAAGCCGGCGCCGAAGTGTATAGCGGCGCGACGACCGAAAAGCAGGCGTGGGAAGTGTTCGGGCCGGCGCGGCAGATGATCGAGCGCACGCCGGGCCTACGCATGGCGGCCGGCATCGAGGTATGGGCCAAGTCGCTCGCCCGGCCGCTCGACGGCTCGAAAATGGAGCCAATCATCGGCAAGCCCGGCGACGGCTCTAGCCCGTCATGCGCGCTCATCGATGAGTTTCACGAGCACGACACGCCCGACATGCTCGACACGATGCAAACCGGTATGGGCGCCCGCGAGCAGCCGCTTATCGTCATCATTACGACGGCCGGCTATAACCTCGCGGGGCCGTGCTACGACAAGCATCTCGAAGTAACAAAAATGCTCGACGGGCTTGTCGAAAACGACGACCTGTTCGGGATCATCTACACGATCGACGAAGGCGACGATTGGGCCGACCCGCGCGTGCTCGTGAAGGCGAACCCGAATTTCGGCGTCTCGGTTGACGGCGACTTTCTCGCCGCGCAGCAACGAAGCGCGATGCTCAACCCGATCGAGCAAAACAGGTTCAAAACAAAGCATTTGAACGTGTGGTGCTCGGCGCGCAACGCGTGGATGAACATGCAGCAGTGGGCCATGTGTGCCGAACAGGGCCTATCGATCGACGAATTCGCCGGCCAAGAGTGTTGGGTGATTCTCGACCTCGCGAGCAAGAACGACATTTGCGCCTGTGTGCAGCTATTCAAGCGCGAAATGAACGGGCAAGACCACTATTACACCTTCGGACGGTACTACCTGCCCGAAGACGCGATAGAGGAAAACAAGACGAATCAGGCCGTCTATCGTAAGTGGGTCATTCAGGGCCATTTGCGCGCCACGGAAGGCGCCGAAATCGACTTCGACATCATCCGCGAGGACGTGCGCGCTGATTCCTCGCGCTTTCGCGTGGCCGAAGTCGTCTATGACCCGTGGCGCGCGACGCAACTGGCTCACCAACTCGCGAAAGACGGCGCGACGGTCGTCGAATACCGGCAAACGGTGCAAAACATGAGTGCGCCCATGAAAGAAGTCATGGCGGCAGTGAAATCGAGTCGCTTTCACCACGACGGAAACCCCGTGCTGGCTTGGATGATGAGCAACGTCGTCGCGAAAGAAGACGCGAAGGAAAACATTTACCCCCGAAAGGACAAACCGGAGCAAAAGATCGATGGGCCGGTCGCGATCATCATGGGCGTGGGCCGCGCGATGGCTAATGCCGAACTGTTCCCGACGATGCCCGACAACTATTCGTTGACAGTGATATGAGTCCGACTGCTTGGAATCTCGCGCTGCTCGTCGGCGTTGGCATGATCGGCGCCGGTATCGATATGGCGTACGGCGTGCCGCATGCGTTGGTCGTCGTCGGCGCCCTGATTCTCGTGCTCAACGTCGTTACCGCCTTTATGGCGATTAGGGGCCGCTGATGTTTTTGCGTATTCGAGCCGATTCCGACGATACCGGCGACCGCTCGGCTTGGGGCGACTTTTGGTTTACGCCGGTCCCGTTCAAAGGCACGGCCGGGTCAGTCACGTCCGACGCGGCGATGCGCCTGACGGCCGTCTATTCGTGCGTGCGCGTGCTCGCCGAGTCGGTTTCGATGCTTCCCTTCGTGCTCTACACGGAAACCGATGACGGCACGAAGAAGCCGAACAAAAAACATTGGCTCTACAAGTTGCTTGCGGTGCGGCCGAATGATTTTCAGAACCCGCTAGAGTTCCGCGAAATGATGCAAGGGCACGTCTCGTTGCGAGGCAACGCCTACGCGCAGATCGTGAGCAACGGCGCGGGCATCGTCACCGACCTTATCCCGTTGCATCCCGATCGCGTCACGGTCGAACCGCTGACGGACACGAATTGGCGCTATCGCGTGCGCAACATGGATCAAACCGTGACGACGTTCAATCGCGGCTCGATATTCCACCTACGCGGCCTCTCGGGCGATGGGATCATGGGCTACAACCCGATACAGGCGGCGCGCGAAGCGGTCGCGACGGGCCTTGCGGCGCAGAACTACGGCATGCGGTATTTCGAAAACGACGCCACGCCCGGCGGATGGATCGAATACCCCGGCCAATTCAAAGACGACGACCAAAAGCGCCGGTTTCGCGACCAATTCCAGGCCACGCAGACCGGCCGGCATCGTCACAAAACGGCCGTTCTCGAGCTGGGGATGAAGTACCACCAAATTTCGATCACGAATCAGGATGCGCAATATCTCGAAACGCGCAAATTTAGCGTCTCCGAGATTGCGCGCCTGTTCCGCATCCCGCCGCACTTGATTGGCGACCTCGACAAAGCGACCTTCTCGAACATCGAGCAACAATCGATCGAGTTCGTCAATTTCACGCTCATGCCGTGGCTTGTGCGCTGGGAGGAAGCGATTCGATACACCTTCCTCGACCCGGAAGACGAGTTGAACGTCGAATTTCAGACTAAGGCCCTGCTGCGCGGCGACGCCGCGGCGCGCGCCATGTATTACCACAACGGCATTCTTGACGGCTGGATGGTGCGCAACGAAGCGCGCATCTCCGAGGGGCTTAACCCGCTCGACGGCCTCGATGAGCCGCTACGGCCGCTCAACATGGTTGAGGAAAACGAGGCGGAAGAAGAACCCGAGCCCGGCGCCATCCCGGCCGCGCCTCCTGCGCCGTTGCCGGGCCAGAAGGAACCCGCGCCCCCCGAACCGCCTAAGCCCGGCAAGGGCGCCACGCCGGCCGGCGAGGCGGGCGATATGCGCGGCGACATGCGTTTCTTTGCCATCGCGTCGGCCGTCGCCGAGCGCATCGCGCGCAAAGAGACGGCGATGGTGCAGGCCGCGCTGCGTTGCCCGGATCGGGACGCCGCATTGATCGAGGCGTACGAAAAGCATGTGTCCTACGTCGGGCAATCGCTCGACGTGCCGCGCGACGAAGCGCTCGCCTATTGCACGCAACGGCTCGAATTCATTCAGACGCAAGGCCCGTCGCTCGATGCACAACTCTTTGAAGACAGCGCAAAGATGCGCTTGACTCAACTCGCGTTAGAAGGTGCTCTATGAAACACGCCCTGTTGATTTGCGAATTCCTCTCGACGCCGTGGGCCATCCTGCCCGAACGCCTTTCGGCCATGTGCTCAGTCATCGCGCGCGTTGTCGCCCAGCGCGAGGCGTCGCCCGAAGTCATGGCGCAGGTACGCGCCGACGCGCAGGAAATCGAAGCGCGCCGGGGCGAGGCGGCGAGCGCGGCCGGCAACGGCGGCGGCATCGCCGTATTGCCGTTCTACGGCACGAGCGTTCAACGCACGAACCCCATGCAGGAAGTAAGCGGCTCGGGCCTCATGAGCGTTCAACGCTTCACGCAAACGCTACGCGCCGCGCTCGCCGATGATTCGGTCGGCGGCATCCTGCTCGACATCGATTCGCCTGGGGGCAGCGTGTACGGCGTTATGGAGTTAGCCAATGAAATCTATCAGGCCAGAAGTCAGAAACCCATTTTTGCTATTGCCAACTCTCTTGCGGCAAGCGCGGCCTATTGGATCGCCAGCAGTGCAAGCGAGTTTTACGTTACTCCCGGCGGCGAAGTCGGCTCGATCGGCGTCTTTGCTGCTCACCAAAACCTCGCCAAAGCACTCGAAAAGGAAGGCGTAGAAACGACGCTCGTATCGGCCGGCAAGTACAAAACGGAGGGCAACCCGTTCGGGCCGCTCTCGGACGACGCGCGCGCCGCGATGCAATCGCGCATCGATGCCTATTACGGCGCTTTCACGCGCGGCGTAGCGAAGAATCGCGGCGTCGATGTCGCGACCGTGCGCGAAGGCATGGGGCAAGGCCGCGTCATGAGTGCAAGCGCCGCCAAGGGCGAGAACATGGTCGATGGCGTTGCGACCTTCGACGACGTAGTGCGCAAGCTATCCAAAGCGATCGGCGGCAACGCGCCGGCGCAGACCTCGAAACCGTCTCGCGCCGCTCTCATGCAGCGCGAAATCGATTTGTTGGGCGCCTAAGCACGCGGGCGCCCGCGCTCACCGTTCCGAAGCAACGCTAGAGCGTATGCGGTCCATAGATCGCAGGCCGTGGCACGTCTGAAAACGGAGCAATCCCTATGAACAAGCAAATCCGTGCGCTTCAACAGCGCAAGGCCAAGCTCGTCGCGCAAATGCGTGACATGCTCACGGCCGCACAAGCGAGCGAAGCCGGCGACATGACCGCAGAACAGGCAACCGAGTTCGCACAACTTCGCGATCAAGTCGAAGCGATCAATGCGCAAATCGAGCGCGAGGAATTGGTCGCGATGAACGAAACGGCGTCTACCGTCGAAATCCCCGAAGGCGCGCGCTTGACCGTGGCGGAAAACCGCTTGCAAGACCCGCGCCGTGGCTGGCAGACGTTCGGCGAGTTCGCGGCGGCCGTGCGCGCCGGCTCGGCTCGCGGCAGTGGCCGACTCGACGAACGCCTCACGATCGGCGCGGCGGCGCCTTCCGCGTTCGCCAACGAAGCGGGCGGCGCCGACGGCGGCTTTCTCGTGCCGCCGGAGTTTTCGAGCGAAATTTTCATGCTCTCGCTCGAAGAAGATGCGTTGTTGCCTCTGACGGACGGCACGCCGATCGGCGGCAATTCGATGGTGTTCCCGAAGGATGAAACGACGCCTTGGGGCACGGACGGCGTTCGCGCCTACTGGCAAGCCGAAGCGACGCAGGCGACCGCGACCAAGCCGAAACTCGGCGTCGCGACGCAACGCTTGCACAAGCTGATGGCGCTCGTTCCTGTCACCGACGAATTGCTCGACGACACCAACGCGCTTACCGCCTACCTGCCGAAGAAGACGGCAATGTCGATTCGCTGGAAAACCGACGAGTCGATTTTGTTCGGCACGGGCGACGGGCAACCGCTCGGCCTGTTCAATGGCAAGGCCGCAATCGTGCAAGCGAAGGATACCGGCCAAGCGACGAAGACTTTCACACCGTCAAACGTCGCGAACATGATGAGCCGCTTGCTGGCCGGCTCGTATCGCCGCGCGATTTGGCTCATCAATCCCGACGTGATTCCCGCGCTCGACACGATGACGCTCGGCAATTACCCGATCTACATGCCGGTCGGCGGCGGCGTCAGTTCAATGGCGGCATCGCCTTACGGCATGTTGAAGGGCCGCCCCGTCTACGTGAGTGAGCACGCTTCGGCGTTCTCGTCGCAGTCCGACGTGTCGCTGCTCGACCTGTCGTACTACCGGTCGATTACGAGTCGCGGCGGCATTCAAACGGCCACGTCGATGCACCTGTATTTCGATGCCGATGCGACGGCGTTCCGCACGACGTTCCGCGTCGATGGTGCGCCTAAGCTCGAAAACCCCGTGACGCCGCCTAAGAGCACGACGACGCGCTCGCCGTTCGTCACGCTCGCGGCCCGTTGACATGCGCCCCGGCGACGTAAAGCGCTGGCTCATCAAACGACTCTTTCGAGGACTAACCATGTTTCCGATGAACGTCAAGGCAACCGAACAGGTTGCGGTGCTCGGGGCCGTCGTGCCTTCGAGCCAGGCCGCCGGTACGGCAAACACCGGCTGGCTTTCGGCGGCGAACTTTCAAAAGTTTCTCGCCATCGTCCAAGCCGGCGCGATGGGCGCAGGCGGCACGATCGACGCCAAGATTCAACAGGCGACCGATTCGAGCGGCACGAACGCAAAGGACATTACCGGCAAGGCAATCACGCAACTCGCGGCAGCGGGCGGCGGCGACGTCGAAGTCGCAATTAACCTCGACGCGCAGGAACTCGACACGAACGCCGGTTTCGGCTTCATTC